TTCTTCACTTTCATCCTCATCACTTTCATCCTCATTATCGCTTTCTTCATCGCTTTCTTCATTGTCATCGCCATCCTCCTTTTCGTCAGGTTTTATATACACCTCTTCCAATGATATATCAGTTTCAACAATAACATTAGACGAATCAATAATAATATCACACGCATCTTCTTCTATAATAACATCATCGGTTGATGATTCTAATATCTCTAACTTAATGCGCTTATTTCTCGTATCAACTGAATTCGCATCTATAACATTGCCTTCTGATATGCTATAAAGAACATCTATATTATTAATAAAATGACGTGAATTGTTTAAATAATCATAATCATCAGTAATATTAAATTTAAATTTATCCTGAACTGCTAGAAATGAACCGTGATAATCAATAGAATTAACAAAATTATGCTTATGGAGAGTATGACTACATAGAAATGAAAAAAACCCGTCAATGTACGAGGCATTATCAATATTCGTATAGTTAGACGATACATCATTTAGTTTAGGTAATTTAATAATACCATATGGGTTTTTTTGTTTTCCGATTAAATATCTTACAGGGTCTGTTAATGGAGAGTATTTAATAAATGTTTTTCGTGTAATAATATCACCAGAAGGATCAATAACATTATCAAAATCCTTGAAATGGTTTGTATGGTTTAATTGGAATGAATCATAATTACCTTGATTCATATTGAAAAAAATGGAATGAATCGGTTGGTAATTCTGTACATCCTTAATATCAAAAGGATTATAATTATTAATGATATCTTCACTACTACCATTAAAACTATTTTTAAGTGAAACCGCATCAATGGAAGGAACCTTTCTGTATGCTATAAAAGAGTCTTTATTAAAAGCCGACATATATAAGTTTAATAAATATTATATTATTGTTTAACAAACGTTTATTTCGTTTATAAGGATAAATATATTTATTTTTCTAAAATATATCAATCATGACATTGGAATTGAGAAAATTCAATATGCGGGATATAACATTCAAGGCGAATGAAAATAAAGGTCCTGTTGTGGTATTAATCGGGAGGCGTGATACAGGTAAGTCGTTTCTGGTAAGAGATTTATTATATTATCATCAGGATATACCAATTGGAACAGTGATTTCAGGAACAGAAGCAGGTAATGGGTTTTATAAAGACCATGTGCCACGCTTGTTTATTCACGATGAATATAATACAGCATTGATAGAAAATATACTAAGACGTCAAAAGACTGTATTAAAGCAGGTGAAAAGAGAAATGGAAACATACGGTAAGACGGTAATAGACCCCAGAGCTTTTGTTATTATGGACGATTGTCTATATGACCAAGGTTGGACACGAGACAAAATGATGCGTTTATTATTTATGAATGGTCGTCACTGGAAGGTCATGTTAATCATCACGATGCAATATCCGCTGGGTATTCCACCCAACCTAAGAACAAATATAGATTATGTTTTTATTCTAAGAGAACCTTACTTAACAAATCGTAAGCGTATTTGGGAAAATTACGCAAGTATGTTCCCTACATTGGAGTCATTTTGTTCTGTTATGGATAATTGCACGGAGAATTTTGAATGTTTGGTTATTAATAATAATGCCAAATCAAATAAATTAACGGACCAGATATTCTGGTATAAGGCAGAGAACCACCCCAAATTTAGGTTAGGATCTAAAGAATTTTGGGATCTATCTGAAGGTATGAATTCAGATGACGAAGATGAGGCATATGACCCCAATAAAGATAAGAAGAAAAAGGGTGGTAATATAATAGTCAAAAAGAATAACTGGTAAAGAGTAAATATTGCTTTCCCACGCGGGAAAGCAACAACGAAATAGTCACGGTGGTCACAATAAACAAGTTAATTATATGTTACTGATTTATAAAAATTTTTCTTTTGAAGGAGTAAGTTCCCCAACAATAATGCTTTTGATTATATAAACATAAACAAGTTAATGCTACTTAAAGACAACTATATATGTTATATTATAATGGACGCATCGCTGAATATTGTTGAACTCATAGAGAATAACCCGATAACTAAGTTATCAAACTCGTATAATGGTAAATTACTTACGAAAATTCAAGAGGGTTTCACCGATTTCGATCAACAATTGTTTGTATCAAGTTTTTACTGTTATTTGAACTGTGACCAAAAGAAAGATTTTGTGATTGACTTGGATGATATTTGGAAGTGGTTAGATTTTACAGCAAAAAGCAGTGCTAAAAGAATATTAGAACAAAATTTTACAATTGGTAAGGATTATACAAACTTGCTTAACTTGAAAGTGAAGCAAAATTCAAACAGTATCTCGTTAGAAGGTTCTAAAGTAAGAAAAACGCACGGAGGTCACAACAAAGAAACACTTATGATGACGGTCAAACCCTTCAAATCACTTTGCTTGAAAGCAGGGACGAAAAAGGCCGACGAAATCCACGAATATTATATGAAAATGGAGGAAATGATACATAAAGTCGTCCAAGAAGAAAGTGACGAATTGAGATTACAATTGGAACAAAAAGATAAACAGATGGAATCCGCAAAACAAGAACAACAACAAGAACTACAAAAATCAAGAAAAGCGGTTGAACAAGCCACCATCAATCAGTTCCCATTGAATACCGAATGCGTTTATTTCGGAACAATCGACAACCGAAACGGAGAAGAGAAACTGATAAAGTTCGGACAGACAAATGATTTACAATCAAGAATTTACAATCACCGCTCAAAATTTGATAATTTTGTCCTAGTTAACGCATTCAAAGTACAGAACAAGGTTGAAATTGAGAACTTGGTAAAGAGACATCCAAAGATCAAGAAACAAATTAGGCAAATTGGTGTGGGCGTTAAGGTATATAAGGAGATTATTGCATACGACGATACAAAATTCACTGTTGATAAATTGACTTTATACATAAAGGATATCATTTCAAGCAAACAATACAGCATAGACAACTTCAATTTACTAGTGAAACAAAACGAAGAGGTCGGTGAGGCATTGAAGGATGAACGAGAGAAGAATGACGCATTGGTTACATCGTGTAAATCAAAAGATACTGTAATTGCCGAATTGAAGAACAAGTTAGAGCAATTACAGAAGAGGACCGAGTACCTAGAATCAGAAAACCATACAACTCAACCAATAGTTGAAGAAGATGAACAGACCAAGCGGTTCAACCAGTTTGTGGAAGAATGCTGCTTTGTAAATAATGAGGTGGAGGAATCTTCTGTTAATTTGGAAGGTCAGTTCCGAATTTGGAATGGCGTGAAACCGACCAAGGTAATGTTCCATCGGTTGAAAGAATATATGGACACACGGTTCAGACCTAAACGGTTACAAAAACAAGATTTAAATCAAATTGTTCATGGATATATTGGTGTTCGGTTGAAATCAATTGAATATAAACCGCAGTTGGAAAATAACGATACCGAAACCTTCTTATTTCAAGTATGTAGGTTTTCTCCCCGTGGTAAAATTCTTAATTCGAAATTATTGGCAGAGTATCAACGATGGAAGAAGAAGTTGAACAAACCAACGGGCGACGACGACATAAAAGAGCTTAAGTCGTATTTGAACGCTTCTCGGTATGTGATGAAAGGCACTATTTGGGCTGTTACGACAAGTAATGAAGGTTATTACGGTTTGTCGTTGAAACAGGACGATGAATATCAACACAAGAAAACATCATCTACTGGCAAAGTGGTAAAAAAAATATGTACGAAGTCTAATCAAGTAATAAACACATGGGAAACAATTTTGAAAGCAGCAACTGATGAGAATATGAGTGCCGCAACCATGAGCAGGAATGTAAAGAACAAGAAAATATTTGAAGGATATTATTATTCAAACAACAATTAAACCGTTGAAGAATTCAATCCTCCCTTCTCAGGGAAAGCGGATTTATATTCTTTGTGGTCAATGACCGAAACAAATGTTCATCGGTTTAGATCAATCTGCATATTATAAGTGCCTATTTACACATTTGAAAGAATGAATTATAACGTAACGCATTACTTTATAATTTATTTAATTAATCACCACCACCGATGACGTTATTGCGAACAAGTTCATTGCGAAGACTTACACTCGTGGCGT